AACCAACCATGGCCACCAGCGGAACCACCTCCTTCAGCATAAGCCGGGATGACCTCATCCTCAGCGCCCTTCGCCTCACCGGAAGGTTCTCTGTGGGGGATACTGTGCCTGCGACCGACATCACGTTCGCCGCGCAAGCCCTCAACATGCTGGTGAAGGCCATGGCGATGAAAATGCTGCCGCTGTGGTGTGTGCTGGACGTGGCCGTGCCGCTGGTTGCGGGGCAAGCCTCCTACAATCTCAGCACTGCAACCGCAAGCACGCGACCACTGAGGGTGCTGGATGCCTACTGGCGGAGTACAAGTGGCAATGACGTGCAGCTCTACCCACTCAGTCGGTACGACTATGATTTGCTGGGGCAAAAAGCCTCCCCTGGTGCCCCGAATCAGTACTGGTACGACCCGAAGCTCGGGGCCGGCATCATCACGCTGTACAATGTGCCAGCAGACGCCACTGCCACCCTGCACGTTGTAGTACAGAAGCAAATCCAGGACTTCAACCTCGCCGTGGACACTCCCGACTTCCCGCAGGAAGCTTATCAGATGCTGAAGTGGTCCCTGGCCGATGAGATTGCGCTGGAGTACAGTACACCCTCACCGGTCCGGGCAGAGATTGCGGTGAAGGCAAAAGCCTATCGTGAGGAGTTCTTTGACTCGACGCAAGAACAAGTCTCCGTGACACTCACGCCGAGCGGCCGGGGGGCGGTATGACCAAGGCACAGGCGGAGGTGTACCGCCACATCACCTTCTGCCATCCCATTGGCACGCGGGATGGGCGCGTGGGCCAGGAGGAGTCCACCCTAGTGCATGATGCTATGATGGTCAACACGCTGGTGGAGGTCGCGGAGGTTACAGGTGGCCAGGCGGCGGTAAAGCGCCCTGGACTGCAAATCGTGCAATCCTACACCCCTACCACAGGGCAAGGCCTCTTCTACAGGGGAGACACTGCGTACTACATTGCAAATGACTCCCTGACGCCGGTGCCAGGTGGCACTCCTCTGGTCCTCCCGGGGGTCGGCTTCCCCGGCCTCCCCTATCAATGCCTTTCCAACTACAACAGCAACAACGACTGCCTGGTCAAGAGCGCGCAGGGGCTTTGGCGGATCGACGGGCCGAGTGGGGCTGTCACCAACGTAGTGGATGCCGACTACCCCAGTGTAACCCGTAGGGGGCTGGTTGAACTTGATGGCACCTTCTACGTTATGGCGGAAGACGGCACACTCAGAGGCTCCGCATTGCAGGACCCAACCAGCTGGGATCCGTTGAACTTCATCGGACCACAGTCTAGTATTGGCGCCGGCATAGCCGTGCACAGGCACCTGAACTACCTTGTCGCACTCTACAGCGACGGGACGCAGGTATTCTACGATGCCGCAAATGCAACCGGAAGCCCGCTGTCCCCTGTGCTCAATGCCGCTTGGCGTATTGGGTGTGCCTCCGCTCGCAGCCTAGTGACAATTGATGATTGCACCATATGGCTGTCCAGTGCTGGCTCAGGTGGGCGCTCTGTGACAATGCTTTCTGGCCTCTCCCCAGTCACAATCAGCAATGCGTACATCGACAGAATCCTGTCCAACTATGACAGCAGCCAAATCCGTGGCATAGGACTGCACACTGGCGGACACAGCCTGTACCTGCTCATACTCCCACAGGCCGGACTTTGCCTGTGCTATGACCTAGTTGCACAGCATTGGGGCGTGTGGCGGTGTGACCGCAGTACCTACGCAGGTGGATTTCCTGGGGCTAGCTTCCTCAGCGGATCCCTCACGAGCAGCATCAGCAACGTCCGCCCGCCGGATCTTATCCAGGGTGACACAGATGGGAAGATCTACCGGCTGGACTCCGGCGCTTATGATGATGCTGGAACTGCAATTGCCGTCAAGCTGCGCACCACAGGGTATGATTGGGGCACGACAAAACGCAAGTTCATCCCCTCGCTGTACCTGATGGCGGATACTCAAGCCTCCGGCACAGTGTGCAGCATACGTTGGTCTGATGACGACGGTGCAAGCTACTCTGCCTACCGGGATGTGCCGCTTGATTCCCAGCGCAAGCTCCTCCACCGCTGCGGCAGCACGCGACAGCGTGTGTGGGAGTTGCTTCATACCGCCAACACGCCCTTCCGGGTGTGGGCCGCGGAGATTGACATGGAGCTTGGGGAAGGGTAGGGCAGCAGGCTGGATGGGGCGGTTTGTCGCGCGTATTACTCCATTGTAACTCACACAAGAAACCCACTCACCATGCCAACCCCCCTCACCATGCCAACCCCCTTTACCCCCGAACAGCTCCTTGAATTCCCTCGCCATTTCTTCGGGGGTGAGGTCTACGCAAAAGAGCTGTGGATGCGCAAGTGCGGGCAGAGCGTGCAGCAGCACATTCACGCCTACGACCACCTGTCACTGTTGGTACGTGGCAGTGCCCGCGTCACCGTGGACGGGGTGGGCACAGACTACCAGAGCCCCACAGGCATCACCATCGCCGCTGGCAAGAGCCACACTGTGCTGGCCCTGGAAGACGACACGCTGTGGTACTGCGTGCACGCAGTACCCTCGGAGCTGCGCGGGGCTACGGTGGTGGCAATTGACGAAGTTCTGGTGCAGGAGCCACGCGCATGAAGCACCTCCTCCGCATCGCTACTGGCTGGGACATCACCCCCCTGCTCCTGGACCTCAAGCGCCACCCATTCCTGTGGAACGCCCACCGTGAGCGTACAGTTGCTGTCGGCACCCCACACAGCCAGGTGGATGACATCTGGGTGCGGTACAACCCAGCGGGGGGCACAGACCAACACACCCCCCACGACAGTGTGTGGTACCCGGCCTACAGCTACCTTCCTGGCCTGCGCCCCATCATCCGTGGGCTGATGCACGCAGTCGGAGGTGAGCGCCTCGGCGGAGTGCTTATCACTCGCATCCCGCCGGGGGGCCAAGTCCTGCCGCATTGCGACAATGGCTGGCACGCTGAATACTATGACAAATTCGCCGTGCAAGTAGCCTCCCACCCCCAGCAAGCTTTCTGCTACGCTGACGGGGAGTTAGCCACAGCCCCCGGCGACGTGTACTGGTTCAACAACCAAGAGAGCCATTGGGTGCGCAATGACAGCCCAGTGGAACGCATCACACTCATTGTCTGCATCCGCCCAGAGGTTCCTTTGGCACCGGCGCAGGCTCGAAAGGAATAGCATGCCGTGGTCAGCCGTAGCCGGGGCTGTGGTGAGTTGGGGGCTGAATGAACTCACCGCACCAGATACTTCCAGCGCCTCCAGTGCTGCAGACCCCTTCGCTGGGCAGCGGCCGCAGTACCAAGCGCAGCTCCAGCAGCTCATGACAGGGCAGTTCACACCCACTGACCCATCCTATGCGTGGCGCTTCTCGCAAGGCGAGCAGGCCCTTGAACGCAGCACTGGTGCGCAAGGCCTGCTCAACAGTGGCAATCGCCTCACAGCACTGTCCGACTATGGGCAGGGGCAGGCAAGCACGGAGTATGCGAACCAGTTCTCACGGCTGTCGCAGCTTGCTGGGGCGAATGTAGGGTCACCTGCGGCCGCCGGGCAGATCATTGCCAACCAGAACACAGCCACGGCCAATGCGAATGCGGCTGTGGGGAATGTCATTGGGCGGGCAGTGACTGGGTGGGCCAACTCCCCAGCCGGCAGTGGGAGCAGCAGCGGCAGCGGCAGCGGCAGCACCTTCGGCGTCGACACAGTGCCTACCTACAGCGACGGGGGAGGCTTAGCATGACCAACATCCTAGCCAGTTTCGGCCAAGCCTTCGGCCGCCAAATCGAGTACAACCAGCAGCAGGAAGTCCGCGACGCTGAACTCGCTGGCCAACGTGCCATGACTGCCCGCAGGGAGCAGGAAACCACACAGGCCAAGCAACAGCAAGCCGCCTCTGAGCAGGCCGCTGCCCAGCGAAAGCGCCTAGGGGCCCTGGTGGGGGCGGAACTCGCCAACAGCAAAGCTGATGTCACCGACCCAGTGGAAATGGCCAAGATCTACCGCAAGGGCGAGGTGGCAGCCCTGAAGGATGGGGACTTCGAAGGCGCGCAGCTCCTGGAAAAGCTCTCTGACAAGTCCTTGGGGGAGGCGAAGGAAGCGGCAACGCTGAAGCAAAGGGAACTCGTGGTGAGGAACGAGGAGCTGGCGACAGCTGCCCTGGACTACGGGGAGGCACCAACTGTCGAAGGTGCAAAGCGTGTGGCCCAGGCCGCAGTTGCTGCTGGCGTCAACCCCGTGGACATCCCACCTCCAAACACGCCAGAATTTGCTGCGTGGACGAAGACGCGCGTGCGTGCCGGGGAGACTTCCAAGGAGCGGGTGAAAGCTGCTGAGCGTACGGCAGATGGTAAGGAGAAGGCAGAGGAGAAGAAGCGCGAGTTCCAGGAGCGTGAAGAGCGCCTGCGGCAGAATGCGGCACAGACCGCAGCCCTGCGTGAGCAGTCCCTGGCTCTTCGCAAGGTCCTAGCATCAAGCACCAGCCACGAGCGCAGCCTGCGGGAGCAGAAACTCGCCCTGGACATCGAAGCCAAGCATGATAAGCGTGATGCCGCAGCCGAAATTGCCGCAGACACGAAGCTCCACGGCCCACCACTCAGTGTCAGCGAGCGCAAGGATGTCGCGGCAGTCGTTGGTGCCGCGGCTGAAGGCACACGCGGCCTGCGCATCATCGCCTCCATGCCACCGTCGCAAACTGCTGGTGCTTTCAGTGGTATGCACAACCAAGATGGCATCCTCGGCAGCCTGAGTAAAGTCGGCGCAAACCTCGTGACCAAGCAGAGTGCCCAAATCTACGAGACTGTTGCAGCGGGGATGGGGCTGGAAATCGGCCGCGTGCTGACCCTCGGAGGCGGGCGTGGTATAAACCAATCCCAGATCGCTGAATTCCAGAAGATGACGCAAGTCACCCCAGGCGAAACCGAGTTCACCGCCATGTTCAAGCTCGCAAACGCAGGCGATGTCATCCGCAACCGCCTGAGTACCCTGCGCGAGCACCCTGACCCGAAGGTGCGTGCACAGCAACTTGAAACCGAACGGCAACTTGACCTCCTCCCAACCCCTGAGCAAGTCCTCGCCGCGGCACAGAAATCTGGCGCGCGCGGTAGCAAGGACATAGCGAAGTACAAAACCATGATGGATGCGGCTGCGAAGCTAAAATCTACAACCGCATCCCCTGCACCGTTCGCAACCACTGGTGGTGCAGGGACTGCCGCACCTACCGCCCCTGGTGGCGCCTCTGTCAGCAACTGGTAACACCCCCAGCCCCCCATCATGCCCCGCAACATCACCATCACCTTCGACGACAACACTCCGCATGTCT